CAACTTCAATTTTATTGTCGAGAGTTACGACAGCGTTACTTCCAGTGACATCTACCTCTACTGCTCTACCACCATTTCTGTTTAGTGTCGATTTGAAGTTATCCCTAATCGACACAATATCGCCAGGTTTTAAAAGAGATGCTTCAACACCAGCGGAGAAATCAACTGTTTCTGTTTCGAGGTTTTCTGTTGCTATTGTCCATTTGCCAAGTCTTATAGCTTGACCTCTTGAAGTGCAGCCAAATGCTGTTATTTCAGTTTCTCTTATTCCATTTTTTCTTATGCCATCAATATCTTCTGTGTATTCTATTGCTGGTTTATAGAAATTATTTTTATCATTGTATCTTACAATAGCTACGTTGTGTCTTACTTTCCTGCTTGTGCTTGTGTATTGAAATTGTCCATTTAAAACGTTAGAATTATTAAATTGATAAACAGGAGTTTTTTGTACGTCTTGCGTACTATTTATTTGTCCTCCAGCAAAGTAAGTTAAACCTCTGAAAATACTAGCCATGTCCTGCATTACTTTAAATGCATCCTCACGACTCTGTATAAGTAAATTACATGAAAATCTAGGTTCAACGCCACCAAAACCATCTGGAACCATTACATCACAATGCTTTGCAATTTGATATAAAGTCCATTTGTCTACATGTTCTTCTGATATGTATTTGCCTAATCCATATCGAGAATTAGTTACCAAGTCATAAAAACACCAAGCTGGATTATCTGTCCATTCTTTATTTTCTTTAAAAGTGCCATCCCAAGCGTCTGGGTTTGTATAAGTGCGCGTAAGGGTATTATAGTTACTTGGGACTTTTACTTTTAAAAGCTTTGCGTCAAAACTTCTAGATGGAACACTTTGAAAATATTCAGCATTAAAAAGTGAAGAAATACTAGCAGAATTAGGATATGAAAATTTATTATTATAAACTTCAACTAGACTATCAACAAAAGTCGTCTTGGCATCTTTAGAAGATATTGATTCTGGAGTTTTTCTAAAAACTTTTATTTCCCATCCTAGAAAATTTGGATTCTCAATTAACTCTTGATAATCTGATCTAGAAGAGAAATCTAAAGTGTAAGGTTTAAGAAATGGACTACTTATTCTTCCTTTTATTTCTCCCTCTCCTTCAGAGCTAACGTAATCAATATATGATTCAGTTTTGTCAGTATACAAAGCCCTTGCTTGAATTGTTATTTTTACTGTATTGTCTTGTACTGTTCCATTACTAGTGTTAGTTGTGCTAAGAGCAGTTACTCTTATTGCTATTTTTGCGGAAGAACAATCAGTGTTAAAAATTCTATAATATTTAGCAAAATAATCTTCATCATCACTAGGAAAATCGGAACCGTTTTGAGTTGGGCCTCTCAGTCTTTCGCTTATTGATTTTACTCTCTCTAGCTGCTCAGAAGTTCTTGTCTCATCATTTGTTGAACCAGTTTTTGTGCCGAGTGATTCTTTTATATTTACATCTTGAAAATTAAATAAGCCCTGCTCGTCAACAATTGGAACCTCATTAAAGAATATAGAAGCTAGAAAAGATTTTTCTTTAGAAATTGTTGCCGAGTCGTATCCAGTTTTGCCAGCGACACCAACAAAAGTGTACTCTTGCGTTACCAAACCGTCAATCTCACCCTCGCTAATCAAATCGACAACTTGAGTTCTGGCAATAGACCCAATCCTACTATCACCTGAAATTATTCCCTCTGTTGAATCACTTGCCATATTATACTCCCGCTCTAAATGTTCCTAATTCGTCAACTTTTTTCTGAATAATATCTTGTGACGTTTGTACTACTTGAGAGCCAACTATCAGTCTTCCGTAGCCAATTGGAACTGGCCCTCCTTCGTTTGCTGCATTAGTTGGCCCATCAAAAAGGTACGATACTTTCTTTTTACCTTCTTCTATTTCTCTAAAATCATCAAATTTTGGAGGCTTTGCCAATAGAACTGACGCTCCAGCAGAAAGAAGTGCTAGGCCAGCGGCGACTTGTCCTGAAGCAATCAAAACAACACCAACAATAGTCATTATAGTTCCCATGACCTTATTGCCACTTCCTTCTAACAATGGAATTATATCTATGGTTTCTATTTTTGTATTTATGCACAATTCAGAATCAAACACAGTTTGTATATTGTCTGGATTTATGTTTGATGAGTCTATTGGTTTATTGTTTACCTTTATTTGATATCTCAATCTTTTTTCGTGATCTGCTAAAAATATTTTAGAAAGCTTTCTTTCGGTTAGCGTGTTTACTGCGTGAAAAGCTTCTTTAACACTTGAGACTGAAAGATTCCAAGACTTTCTTCCAAGTCTTTTTCCTAAATTGCCATGAAAATTTACTTTTGCTAAACTCATTTTAAAACAAACTTTTGTGTCTTATTATTCCATTAACGTATTTTAAATGTTTTCCACCAAAACTAGCCAGTTCAGAAACGCCATTGTAAGGTTGGTGCAGTATAGTTGAGTTTCCAACATACATTCCTAAGTGATTTGTGTATCCGTTGTTATACCTTTTCGGGTCATTGAATAAAATTAAGTCATACATCTTAATGTTATCATAATTCACATCTAAAAAACCTTCTCTGGTATAGAAGTAGTCAAATGGACTTTTGTGTTCATCTTCCCAATTTGATTGGGTAAAAAAATCTACTTCATCATAATCATAATCATTAAAACATATATTTAAGTTTTCTCTGTAAAAATCTTTTATTAGAGTAAAGCAGTCAGTTACTCCTATCTTGTAATCTCTTTCTAGATATTTATTGAGATAATTATGTTCAGATGAAATTAAAAATTTATTTTTATTTTTCAGGTATAAAATAACTTCAATGCCGTGACCCTCATTTAATAAATCTAACGGAGTAAAGGTATCACTATGAGCGTCTTGTGTGTGGGAGTGATACAATGCTTTTATTTCTCCATACTCCGAAGCTCTTAGGTAATCTATTGATGATATTTTAAAATTATTTAATTTATCGTTAGCAGAATTTAAACATTCTATGACAGCAGGTTTTCTGTTTCTTTCGACAATAAGACCGCAGCACTCGTTGGGGTAATCTTTTTCTGAGTGTTCTTTTATTTTTCTTCTTGTTACTTTATTTAGTAATATCACTGATTTCTCTTTCTTACGCCAGGAAAGCCACCAAAAGGTAAATTATTGTCTCTTGATGTATAGCTTGCGCCTGGTGCTCCACCTGCCCATCTTAGCTTGCATCCTTCGATTGTTTTTGAGCATTGATCAGAAATCCAATAAAACTTATTTGGAGGCGGTATGTTTTTTGGTACATCTGATTTAGCAATAAAGTAATAGTTAACTTTGGACAAGGTTATATATACAATATCTCCAGTAACAAATGATTTATCATCTTTCCATTCTGAAACGGTGATACTTGGAGCATTGGCGTTTGGATTGTATCCATTTATTACATCTGAAATTTTCTGATTATTTTCATCAGCAATTGGTGGAGCATAAGTCGGTAACTCTGCTCCGTCATGAATACCAAAGCCCTGCGAGTCTGCTCTGTTTTTGTACTCATAACAGCATCCTTCTCCGCGATAACTCCAAGGGCATCTGTTTATGTTTAAAATTCGATGGGGTAGCTTTAGTTGCTCAAAGTTTATAACCGAGGAAAGCTCTAACTCCATAGCTGTGTTTGTTTCTGTGGATTTTCTGTCTACAAAATAAACGTCAGGAGTAAAATAAGAATTAGGGTCTGGATCAATCTCTTTTGGAAGTTGAGAATATAGTGGAATTTTGTTTCCATTTGAGTCTACCTCGCTTCCACTATAGTTTCCATTTGAATCAAATGCTGGCTTGTACCAATTTCTTTCATCCAAGAATTTTGCAAAAGTTCTTATTCTCGTGACCTTTGCCCCCACCAAGTCTTCAAGGTCAGCCATTAAAGATTTCAATATTTTAAGACTGTCTACATTTTCGTCTCTTATCGAAATTGCAAGTTTTGGTGTTGCAGCCTGACCTTTAGAATTAACCTCAAAACCTTCTGCTGTTATTGGTAATGCATGATATAAGTTTCCTTGAAAATATATATCACTTTGTAAAAGCTTCACACAATTGTGAAATCTAAAGATATTGTATTTTGGGTCTCTTATGTTAAAGCCTTGACCTTGACCGTTTACATTGCCAGCATTGTAAGCTAGATTCTTCTCTAGTCTTTCACCAAAAAGAAGTTCGCTGACATCAATTTCAAACAGTTGAACTAAAGCAGTTGGCTCTAGATCGGTGGCTTCTGAATTTAATTTTTTAAGTGACGACTGAGCTTCGCTAGTGGTCATCAATTTACCACCAGCCCTAAAGTCGCCGTCAGGCCCAGAGTTTTTAAATATATCAGCCATTTTTAATTAGGGGTCTCTTCAAACGTAGCAGAAATACTATAGTTGTCATAAAACACGTAGTTCGTGCTAAACTTTTTACAGATAAATTTCTTTCTTGCTGAAAAAGGCGATGGGGGAGTAAAGATAAAGGCTTCTGCTCCACCCCTAATATTTAAAAAATGATTTATGGCTAAAGTTTCTTTTTCGTTTCTTTTGTCAAAAGTTAAATTTAAAACAAGCAACTTATTGTTTATGCCATCGGCCATTCTTTGCTCGTATCCATCTCCAAATCTAACATTTAGAACTCTAGGTTCTATATTGGTAGATACATTGTAAGAAGGCTTCCAGTTGAATTCTGGAAGGTTTGATGACACACCAGCAGTATTTAGCAGCCCCCGACCAATCCAATCGTTACTTGCAACAGTTGGGGATACTGAGCTAGAGAAGTCATCAACGGCATACCAGTAGTAAACCTCACCCTCGTCGTTTGCAGTGCTAACAATATCATTTTTTAAATAACTAGCAGCACTCCAAGTATTGATTGCATCATATATAGAAGCCATTTACCTTTTTCCTTTATTATTTTACACTTTTAATAGTCATTTTGACAAAAAATCTATATAATTTATTAGTGAAAGATTTTTTAGATAGATATTCAATTTTCAGTAAAAAGCTAGGAAATTTTCAAAATCAAAAAAATTGGACAAAAAATAAATTCCAAGTCGTAATAACTTCTTATAATTCGGCTGATTGGCTCCCAATAACCTTAGAAAGAATCGAAGCCGCAATGGACGGCAAAGATTGGATAATGAACTTTGCTGATGATTGTAGCAATGATGATACATTAAAAATAGTTAAAAAGTTCTCAAAAAACACAAACGCTAAGTTATATAATATATTTGAGTTTGACAAGGCCGATTCGGTTGGGGCGGCTAAGAATAGAATAATTAAAGAGGCTTTAAAATACAAAGATGAATATGATGGCATTTTTCTTTCTGATGCTGATGACATTTTTACTAAAGATCGAGCTACTTACCTACCGATAGCTGGAAAACAGTACAATGTGCCAATTTTAGTGGGGAGTTGGTACTATTGTAGAAATTCCGAAACTGAATTTAAGCCAGCAAGCCTCTCGATGTATCAAAGGACATTTGGCCCTTGGGCTACGCTCATTCATAGCTCAATAATGCCTGATAATGGAGAGCTTTTTTACAGCGAGGCTTCTCCGTATGAGGATATTTTGCTTTGGGATGAATTATTTACTTATAAAATTCCTATTTTCGCAATTGATGACGTTGTTTCATGTTATTACAACGCAGGAGACGGTACAGCTTCAAGAATTCAAGACGAAGAAGTTAAAAACAAAAAATGGTTGAATTATCAAAAATTAAAACATCAACTTTCATCAATAAATGTGTAATTAATTAAGGAAAAAGGTTAAAGGTGGCTTATTTTAACTATAATAACGCCAAGTTGCAGATAGGGGCTTCTACGGGGAACGCTTCACCTTATTTTTGTGAAAGCGTGGGAATAAATTTATCCTCAAAGATTGATCCTGTTTATTTAACTTCTGATAGAAGTAGCTTTGATTTTAAATCTAATGGGGATATTGATGGAAGCTTGTCTTTTTCTTATTATTTAACTGGAGAAGACCCACTTAAAGAGTTCATGGCCAATGAAAAAAGCAGCTTATCTGGTAATTTTGCTGGTTTAGAGTTTAAAAGTGGTTATCTTACAAGCTATTCTTTTGGTTTTGAGAATTATAGACCTGTTCTGGTAAACGCCCAGATACAGTTTTACGGTGGGGTCTCAGGTACATTTACTCCAAAGCCTGAAAGAGATGATAATGTAAAAAAACAATTTTTAAATTTTTCTGATTGTCAGGTTAGTGACTATTCTGGAGTAGTTGTTTCTGACTCGGTAATAGCAAATGCGTCTTATAGTTTCACTTCTCAAATAGACCCTGTTTATATAGTAGATGAAATTTTACCAAAGGAAGTTAGATTTGGCACAAAGCAAACATCGATTAATTTTACAAGTTACTCACTAGCAAATGGCGTAAGCTTCTCTGGAGAAAAAGGAGAAATATCAATCAATTTAAAAGATAGCGGAGATAACACAAAAGAGACTTATAAAATCAGAGGCACTTTAAACACCCAAACTTATGATGCTTCTGCTGGAAGTAAAATAACAACTAAGATTTCTTTGATACAAAACAGTCTTGATAATGCGCCAAAAGTTACAGGGTTTAGTAGTCAAGGGGCTGTCGGAGAAATAGTGTCGTTAACAGGAAGTTTTTTAGAAGACGCTGTTAGAATAGATTTTAGAAATGATGTTGCTACTGGATTTGATGTAGTTAAAACGTCCGAGCATACAGAGTTAATAACATACGTTCCCCCAAAAGCTATAGACGGTTACATAACAGTGCAGACTTTAGGCGGAAAAACAAAAACAGCAACTACTTTTGAAGTTACAAATGATACTTCATTTTGGAATGCGTAATATATGCAGCTAGTTAATACAACAGGAAACTTTGGTGATACAGTTTTGATTTCTGGTTCTGGAAATCAATATTTTGATATCAGTGAAGTTCGTTTTGGTGGTGTAAGTGGTGTTGCTAGTGAGTTCCAAGTTGTAAATCCAAATTTAATTTCTGCTACCGTACCTTCTTTTAACTCTTTGTTGACAACTGGACAAAGAGATAAATGGAAAAATAACTGTTATCCAAATCCACTCTTAATTATTTCTGAGACTAGAGGAATTTCTGGTTTTGCTTCTGGAGCAAGTGGGAGTCCAATTAATTTTACCCCTATTCCTCAGATAGAAAAATTTACTCCAAGAACTGGAATTTCTGGAATACAAGTATCTGTTAAGGGTGATGGCTTTTTAGGTTTAACTGGACTAGCTATAGAAAATGTAAGTGGTTACTCAAACTTAACAGGTCTTTCAAATGTTGTAACTGGTCACTATCAATTATCTGGTACTGGTTTTGGTTCTGATTCTGTTTATCTTGATTTTTCTGTAGTTAATAACACTGGATTAAATTTTAATTTACCTTCTGGAAATTTTGATGGGAACATAAGAGTTTTTGGAACTGGTGTTTCAAGTAAGCTTTCATTTGGTAGAGTTCAACCAAATGTAGAAATAACTGGATTTTGGCCCCCAATCGGTGAAAGTGGCGAGGCTTGTGTTATCTCTGGAAAGTATTTCTTTGATGAGTTAATGCATTATGCAACTGGGGAGTTTGAAAACGGAGACGGAACACATACCACGGGAAGCGGTTTTTTAGTTTCTTTTGAGGGTAATAATGCAACTGGTGTTTTCATAAAAATTACTGGAAGCGGCATTGAAGACAACACGATGCTGAGTGGAACCGTTCCAATCCACGCTTCAAGTGGGCCAGTTAAAATATTAAAAAACATCAAAACAATTTCCTTAAATGAATCTGGGTATTATGATAATACTGGGGTTTATTTTCTTCAACCCCCAGAGCCTGTAATTACTGGGTTGAGGTCTGCTGGTAATGTAACTGCTGAAGTTTCATTTATTGGAATTCTGGAAACCATAACTAATCTTAATTCTGGATTTCCAAATTTAACAGGTTCCTCTAGCACTAATTCAAAAAGTGGATTGGCAATTTTTGGGCCAAAACTAATAACTGGTTTTTATGATGAAACCAACGAAAATATACCAATAACTCCAGAAGATCGAGGGTCTGGATTTGCAATAGAAACAACTTTAGAGGTTGATTTAGCAACCACCTCTTCAGATGTTAATGCAGACGTAAGCTTTTTAGGTGAAAATTTATATCAAAGTGGCGTAACTGGAAATATTTTATCTGGTATAGGCAAACCTCCAATTGTTCTATATTACGAACCAATGGGGCCAGATATTTATGACTGTCTAGATTATTTTAATGCTGGCAGTGGACACTTGAGCGGGTGCGAACAAGCTTATTTGATGTATTATAGTGGCCACCATAAATTTTTAGATATTACATCACCTGATTTTCAGCCAGCTTTATTAAAGTCTTTTATTACAGATCAGGCAATGAATTCTGGGATGCAAGGGCTAACTGGTTTTTGTACGGGCGTTGGGGGTGAAATTGTTTCAGGTAGTCCTATTCTTCAGGGTTTAACTGATGCATTTGTTACCTCCACAAGTCAAGCAGTGCTTTATCCTTCTAATGGTGTTGAGGATTTAAGCACTCTCGAAGTTGGTGAAACAGGTAATTTTTATTATTCTGATTCTGTTTATCTTGATGTCACTGGTGCGGCAGCAGCAGGAGCGACTTATTATTTAGCTGATCCAAGTCCTCAATATTTTACCTACTTAAATACAGGGGTAGTAGTTACTGCAAAAGACGAAGGCTTTAATTCGTTCACTGTAGTTCCAGCAGACGGAGATTCTTTTGACACTGGCATTCTTCACTTCGGCCCATTTGGGTTTGCTCCGATAACTTTTTCCGAGCCTGTTGAAGACTCTAAATGCGAAGACGAAGATATAAATCAAATCTTATCTAACTTTATTGGGCCACCCGTTGATATATATTCTACATCTTTAGGTCGTCCAATTGACCCAAGAGGAGGCAGTAGTGCTGGAGCAGGGCCAGGACAAATCTCAACTACTCCTCCAAATATTTATAGCTCAAATGTCCCAAACCCTATTTCAACAACTACAAACGGACGTAACGCAGCTACAAGTAACTTAGGTGGAGCAGGTGCTTGGCCTTATGGAACTGGTACAGTTGTAAGCAGACCGTGCGATCCAAAGGCGTCAGCAAGCGGATTTTTTGCAACAACCTCAATACCAGAAAATTTAAACTCAAGATACAGCAACCTTAGCATTGGAAATCAAGCTCATCTTAAAAAAGATGTAATTCCTTTAACTAAAGAGTCGTACAATAGCTCTTATTGTTCCGTGATGATTGCATTTCCTCCAAAGCCAGCTTCAAATGTTGGAAGGCCAACAAAAGCAGGTTATGAAAGAATAAGTATAGTTTCCAATCCTAGCCAAAGTTTAAGACAGAATTTTAACCCAAATCAAACAGTAATTAAATTAAATGGAGAATCAACCACGAAGTTTAGTTCTTCACAAGGATCAAAAAATTCATGCGTAGATGGAAATGGAAATCCCTTACGCTCACCACTCAGAGGTACGCCAATTATCAACATGGGTTCACCTACGAATCCTGGCAGAATTGAAATTGGAGGGCCGAAGCCCATAGCTCCTCCAACGCCAGGAGTACCTAATTCAGTTGGCGGCGTACCAAGAGGTAATGCGAGTCCATCAAACTCCGCTGTGCCAGGATCAAAGATACCTATATCAATGTCGCCTCCACCGAAAACAAATGCGACATCAACAATAGGGCTTGGGTTAAGCGATGCGGCAAGCCGTGGGTTTACACCAAGAGGAAACTTAGTAAGCGTAACTGGGCCTATAATTGGTCAACAATTAACTCCGATGACTATTGGAGGAAATCCAAATGTTATAGTTATTTCTTGTCTTGCGTTCCCTAATGAAATATCAACACAAGGAAACAGACCTCAGAACCCAGTTCAGATTCCACCACCAACAAATCCAATAGGCACTGCCCCAATACCAACAACAACAGTAGGAATTAATCCACCACCCGTTATTGCAACTGTTCCAGTGCTGCCTCCAGCCGTAGTTAGACCAATTGGGCCAACCATACCACCAGCTTCTAATTACCCACCAAAAGGCACACCGACAATGCCAACTGTACCGCCACCAATAACTATACAAACGACGGGCGTAAATAGAATAACTAGTATTTGTGATTAAAACATAATGAGTTGCACAGTAACACCAACCTCATCTACAGGACAGGGATTTTTTATATTACCAAATCCTGAAATAGATTTTTGTGTCACAAACAATTGCTTTCAGCACTGTGTCACAACTGGTAATAGTGGACACTTATATAATGATTCTGTTTTAGATTCTTTAAACATTCAAAATATAAATCTGGATGTACCAGAGCATTTTGATGACGATGATTTATCTGTTAGAAGCGGAATATACTACGGCCTTATTGTAAATAGTGGCCTTGTTGATTTTGAAGTAGAAAATACTCAAGCTGGACTTTTTGAAGCTGGTTTTATAAAAACAGAATCAAGTTTGGCTTTGGATTTATCAGAGCAAGATACTTGGTCTGTAGATTTTTGGATAAAAGCAGAAAATGATTATACTGGAATTGAGAATGCTCCTTACAACACAAAAGATGTTGCACTATTTAGCATAAGTGGAGAAGTTGGTTCCGAAAATGGTAATACATTTTTTAGCGTCGGCTATACCTTAGAAAGTGGTCTTAGCGGTATAAGTGGACTTCAAAAAACAGTAAAACCATATTCAGACTTTTCTGGAATTCAGTCTGATGAAAATTACTACACTGGGTTTTTTACCAACGAGGGCATTGAAGGTGCTAATTGGCAGCATTTTGCTTTTGTAAAAGAGTATACTGGATACGCTACTTACTTAGATGGTCATAGGGTTGGAAAAGTAATTCCAAAAAATCAAATCGATCCTTATATTCCTTCTGGCAGAACTATCTTTTATTTTGGAGGATTACCAAGCGGCAGATTTGAACCTTTTAACACTGGACAAAACCAACAATTTCCTACTGGTTCAGATGTTGATTTATTGCTTCATTTTAATCAGAGTTTAGTAGACAGTGGAAGATATGAACAAACAATAGTTTCTGGTGGTTTTCCAGTTTTTGAAACAGACTCAGCGTACGGCGACTACAGCATTAACTTCACTGGCTTAGAATACATAGAAACTTCTGGTGAGCATTTTAATTATGGCACAGGCGATTTTACAATTGAGTGTTGGATAAAACCTTCTGGAATAACAAAAGGAACCAACATAACAGGTAATGCCATCCAAACACTTTGGGCTTTGGGTGAAGATGGCGGCTCTTTTACAACTGGAAATGGCATTGCTCTTTTATTAAACTATCACAGCAATGGTTTAAGGTTAGCTTTTGCTTCTGATAATCAGGAAATGCAGGTTGATTTGTTTCCGCCATTTAAACCTACATCAGTAGAAATTGGAGAGTGGAATCATATTGCCTTGCAGCGCGAGAATAATGTTTTTTATTCTTTTATTAACGGTATACCTGCTGGCGCATTTGGCGATTCTGATTTTGCTCAAAATGCAGTAATTAGTCAGCATTTTACAGGTAATCCAGTTTTTGATTTTGGGTCAGATCAAAAGTTTTTCATAGGTGGAACTATGGAGGGCCATAAAACTACTTTTGTTGTTCCAACTGGAGACTTATACGAAACACAACCAAACAGGTTGGATAGGGCTGCAAGCTTAGAAAATCTAGGACTTGTGAAGAGGACGGATTCAAATTCAAGTTCACAGTTTTCGTTTAACGATAAATATATAACATATAAAGATCAAAATCCAGAAAATACCGCTGAAGCTAATAAGCCATATTTTGCATATCAGAGCATCGCTGGTGCTCCTGTCGGCGGTGGCGCGGATGGTACTCTACCCAGTGGAAGCGGATATCTTTATAACTACCAATGCTCCCCAAGTTTTACTGGTGATTTATATGTATACGGATCATGTACAAGTCGCTGGGGTAGAGCAATAAACGCAAACGGAACAAGCACTTCAGTAGCTAGACTTTTTAAAGATAACGTACAAGATGCAGAGTTGAGATGGGAGCATGGTGGAGATAGTGTTTATTCAGATGACCCAAGATACTCCCCAGATAAAGATTATTTGATTGGGACATTCAAAGACGATCCAAACTTTCTTGATGGTGCTGCTGGTCAAAACATAAAAGGTAAACACTACCCACCCTTTATGAGTGGTTGTTACACTGATGTTTTTCTAGCCCATAAAATAACTGGATTTTCGTCTGGGCAACAATTTAGATTTGTTTGTAATAGGTATGGAAACGAAGGAATCATAGGAAATACAAAATTTAATGACACCCTGCTTGACATCACAGTGGATTTTGATAACGGCGCGGCGAGGATGCTTGATTACATGCATCGTTTACGAACTCGTGATCGGGCAGTTAACTCTGAAAGGTTAAGATTTCAAAACTTAGCGTATGTTAATTTTTACGATTCCAAAAAGTTTTTAAAATTTCCAAGGCAGACCGCTGCTGGTGCAGATATAGTTCATATTAACAGTTTAATAATCAAGCAAACTCTTCATGAAAATTTTGTTGGTCAAATAGATGAATTAAGAATCTCTTCTGGTATTGCTCGATACACTAATGAAACACCAACTGGCATTTATGACAGTGGGTTTTTAAATTCTGATTTGGGTGATAGAATATTTATTGACAATTTAATTCTTTCAAAGACTCCAGCTTTTTCTTATGACAATGGAGCCTATGAAATGCCAACGAGTGGCAACACTCAGTTAGATAATTTTAATTTTGAAACACCAATTGATTTAAATAATATAGTAACAAATGGAATAACTGGATCGATTGGTGCTACGCAAGTTCTTAAAACTTACGAAATAGTTGGCGATAACAGCGGCACAAATGTAAGATTTAGCGAAAGTGGAAACGCTAAATTTGGAGATTATTCAGCGCAGTTTCCAACTGGATCACCGATGACAGGAAGCGGCAATTTCCTATTTACTGATTATGATGTAAACTTTAATACTGGAGATTTTACAGTTGAGTTTTGGTTTAAGCCAAGCGGTAATTCTTATGCTGATGGTATAGTTAGCCCTCCTGAATTACTAGTAGACATAAGTGGAAACATAACTGGAACAGGTCAGCCAGAAACAGGAGTTGAAAATTTATCTGGATTATTAGACGCTCAAACTTTATTTAGTATTGGTGATTATAATAGTGGTTTTAATATTTTCTTAACTGGCAACTATGATCAAGACGCAAACACTTCTGGAGTCGTAAGAGATTTAAGAATTGGTTTAAGTTTAAGTAATGGTAGAGATGAAACATCTGATTTATTTGCTACTGGTATTTCTGGTGCTAATAGTGGACTCGCTATTTATACAGGTAGATTTACTGAGCTAGGAGAACCTGCTGGTAGTGAAAGAATTCATATATTTGAACAATACGGTGCAAACAGCCAGTGGATTAGTGGTGATTGGAATCATTTAGCATTCTCAAGAAAAGACAGAAACTTTTACTTACATTTAAATGGTAGATTCGCTGGCAATATAAATTATACTGGAGTATCACAATACACTGGGTTTAGTAATGAGGTTGCGTTTGGGCAAGAAAATCCATTAACTGGCATCACTTCATTTTCTGGTTATAATCTTTATTTAGAAAGCAATCAGCCTAACGAGTCAACAGTTTTTGAGGACTCTATAACAATAGCTGGGAAAAATGGCCTACCGATCAGAGCCTTTGGAGGAATTGCTCATAGTACAGAACAGCGTGTTATCGGATCATCTTCTATTTATTTTAATGGTTACGATCAGTATTTATCTTTACCAACTTTTCCTGATTATGGAACAGGTGATTTCACTATGGAATCGTGGATATGGCCACAAGACGTAGGAAATATTGCCTCAATATTCTCTTCGGTTGCTCAAGACCAAAACACTTTTGGCAAGAAAAATATTTGGGGATTTGCTATTAGAAAAGACTTCCCAGCTACAACATTAACAGGAGCGATT